ATCGTGAGCAGCGTGTTGCAAAGGTCAAAGAACAAAGGCTTTGGCGTTGCAAACGCTGTGACGAATACTTCCAGACACTAGCAGAAGCAAGGGAACACAAACATGGTTGAAATTATTTGTTTTTTATTTGTTGCAGCAGTCTTTTATGTAACTGTGTTTTTTGTAGTTCTTGCTTTATTAATTGCTCAAGATTAAGCGTGGTATTCGGCTTCTGTCAGGATGCCAGGTTTATATTTGTTTTCAGGCCGATAAATAGTCAGCTTTTGTTGACGCATTTCAGGCGCAAATGAAATGTGCATCCAACGACCATATTCGTGAATCATTTGGTCAAATTTAATGCCTAATTCTTCAACCTTTTGACAAAGTTGAATTGGTGTCAAGTTAGACGATGAAACGTCAATTGCAAAGCCATCCATGTGTGAACTGACTTTAGAACCACCCACAGCCACGTTCACATCAGGCAAACGCAACCATGAGTTGATGCGCAACGGGCCTGTTGCAGCGCGTAATGGTTCCAAGCAAGCAGCAGCGTGTTTCATGTTTTCCAATTGAATGTCGCTAGGCTGGTTTGGGATGCCCATACGCACAGCAGTTTCGCTGTAAGTGGCTTCTTCAAGGGTAAAGTGTTCTGAAAGGTTCATTTTGTAAACTTGTTGTAAAGGTCAATGCAAGAATTCAATTCAATTATGGCTTGGTCACCGTCTGCTGTGATGGCGATAAGGTCGTCAGCAGTCTTTGGGTCAAGTTCGGCTCTCGCTTCTGAATTTCCTGCGGCAGTGGTGGCAGAGCAACTGGAACGGACTGACAACCTGATAGCGCCAGCAGCAACATCGGAACGAAGCTGGTTAATTTTTTGTTTGGCATTTTCTTTATCCTTGTGAAGTTCGTCAGTAGCTTTTGCCACTTCAATGGCACGTTGGGCAACAATGCGGTTGATTTCTTCTTGTTGCTCTAAATAGGCAACGTGATGTCCCATGTAGAACACAGAAATCAATGCAAGCGTAATTGCAATAACACTATTCGGGCTTGGCATTTTTTTCTTCTTTGTTAAAAGCAGAAACGCTAAGGATTGCGCCAAAAGCTATGTGAATAAAACCGCCATTTGTTAACGTAAGCGGAACCCATTGTCGAAACGCATCATTAGCTGCTTGTGTTTCCCAAAACTGAACAATGGTATACATGACAGGAAACGCCACAAAATCGGCAATGTTCACAATCATGTAGGTTAGACCCATCATATATGTCCACTTTTGTTTATGTGTTTCATCCATCATTTTTCCTTTCTAAGTTCTTCTTTAAGTTTCCGCAGTTCACGGGCTTCTTTCTTGATTTCTGTTTTCATCCACAGTGTTTCCACATAGGCCATGAAAGACAGAGCAAACACAACAATCAGCACAACCAACACAATCAGGTGTGCCAGAAAGACGCTCGTTGAATCGCTTGGTTTTTTACTTGCCACAACAACCATCCCAAAAAAAGCAACCCAACCAAAGCAACGCCAGCATCAATTGACTTTTCGGCAATCTCACGCATCAAAGAATTTTGCTCACGTTTTAAAGCTGCATCCTCTTTAGCTTGCTTCTCACGCGCCAGCCTTTGTTCTTCTTCTATCTGCTTACGCATTTCCTCAAACTGTGTCCACAAAGCACCCAATTCAGGTGGGCTGTGATACACCATCTGTTCACGCAACTCGACCTGCATAGCCAACAGCTTCTGACGCACCATAATGCGCTTCAAAGCCATTCGCTTTAATGAAGTGCCAGCAGCTTGAACCTTCTTAGCTTCACGCTCCTGCTCCCAAAAAAGTTCCTCAAGCCTGTCAAACGCATCAAACATATTTCCAAGTTCGTCACCAATCTTGAAAATAATTTGGTCAGGGTCTGCTTTTGCTACTTCCGCAACACGCGCCTTTTCAGCCTCAATTTTTTTAGCTTGTTCCTTAGAAACCGTTTTGCCAGCGAATTGACCAGAAATTTCATCATAGATTTGTTTGACGTTGCCAGCTACGCTTTTCACTTCTTTGTAAAGAGCGCAACCATCTTTGACTAACTTGAAAGCCGTTGTTGCCGCGAATAACGCAGTCCCAATTGGCACATCACAAACCGATTAGCTTGGCAAAGAACTTGGCAGCAGCGCCAGGGCCAAACAACACAGCAACAAGCACCGCATAAATAAGAAATTCCATCTTATCCATGCGTTTCTTGCCGCTTTCAAATTGCTCTGAAATACGCTCATAGCGCATTGCACACACTTCTTCATGCGTAGACAGTCTGGCATCCGTTGCGTCTATTGTTGTCATGTTATGTCTTCTGGATAAAGGCCAATGAATAGTACAAAGGCAGGTTAGTGCCAACGTTGCTAGTAACAGAACTTGTAAATCCGCCTGTGTTGCCAACAGCGTAAGTGTTACCAGCACCAACAACAAAGCTGTCTTTCAGGTTAGGCGTTCCGTTAGTTCCATCACACAGAACGTAACCAGAAGGAATTGAAGCAATCGAGCCTGACCACATAATGATGCCGCCAGCAGGCACAGCAGACACGCTAGGTGTTGTGCCAATGATGCCGTAAAGGTTGTCGTAAGTTTGAATCACCACATTAGATGAATCAGTCAGGACAAACTTGTAAGTAGAACCAGAAGTTAGCCAAATCTCAGCAGGTGGGCGACCATCTGTGCCTAGTTGGATTGGGTTAGTGTTGGCAATAGTGCCAGCAGAATCCGTGTAGGTTGCAGATGGGGTTGTTGAACCAGCTTGGTAGGTGTAGAGAAAACCGCCTGCAAGTGGAACGCCTGTGGTGGTAAAGAACTGAAAGCCGTTACCGATTGGGGAGAGATTGACTGCCATTTTTAATCCTTGTTAGCCATGCCACGAAGTTCAATACGAGTTGGTTGTGTGCTGATACCAGCAGACCTAGAAATTGATTGTTGCAATTTCTTTTGTTTTGCCAATGCCTCTGCTTCTGCTGCTGCTTTTGCTTTTTTAGCCTCAAAAACAGGTTTTAAAATTGATGAAACAACACCGCTTGCGCCGCCTGTTTTAATGTTTAATGCAGCTTCACCAGCGCCAAGCATTAAGTCTTTTGCTGCTTGTGTAGCAGCTTGACGTTCACTAGTAATAGCTGTTTGAGAAACGTTTGCATTGCCGCCAGAACGATTTTTAACGTGTTCCGACAATTCAGCCACTTCACCAATGTTGCGTAGTCGGTTAGCCACTTCAGGGCCAGCAACAATGTCTAAACGAGCATCTAACTTGTTTAGTTCCTTACGCAAAGCCATTTGGTTAACGTTGCCCTTATCGTCAATTACGCCAGCCTTTTGCTTAATATGGTCAACAAGACCTGCAATCAATTCTTGGTGTGCTGGCGAATCTTTGCCAACCAATTCAATCATGCGGCTTAAATCAGCAGGAGTTGATTTGCTACCAGCAACAAAATTATCAAAGAATTTATTAGCCGCTGGATGTGGAACGTTACCCATCAAGATTTCAGCAGGAGTTCTGTTGTCTTCATAAGCCATTGCATACAACTTGTTGTAAGTTGGTTTTTGAGGATTTAACATGTCTTTTTGTTTTGCAAACAAAGACCTTGCAAGAATAGCTTTATCTCTAAAAGCAATTGCTTCAGCGTCTTTCATTGGCAGTTCTTCAAAAGCGTCACGCACTAAACCTAGTACATGAGATGCCGTGCCATCGCCTTGTCTATTTGCCAAACGTCTTTCAGATTCAACGTCAGAAATTAAATTTTCAAACTTGTTTAAATTGCCTTCAGAACCATCAATGTACTTTTGCAATTTATCTTTAATTGTTTTTGGCAATTTGTCCAAACGGTCTTCAGCTTCAATTTTTGCTAAAGCATTTTCAGATGCTTGTTTTAAATCAACAACAAATTTGCCGTTTTCATCTTGCAATGCACCATAGGCTTTTTTGATGTTTGCTGTATCTACATCAACACGATTTGCCTTAACTTCTTCCAAGATGTTGTTAGCTTTACCTTCCAACTTAATGCCAGAATGTTCAGGAGCAAATTGTTCTTTGATGTTGTTAAAGCCTTTAATCAGCATTGGGTCACGCTGCTCAAACTTTGCTCGCAAAGCCTCATTGCCTGGCTGTGCTTTTTGGTTGTATTCGTCAGAAAGTTTGACAATGTCTTGCAATGCCTGACCTTCAGTTGGAACAAAATCAGGGTCAACTTTGGCAAATTTATTGTGAATTTCCAAAGCCTGCAATTCTTGTGGCGTAAATTCTTGTGGCAACTTGTCACCCAAAGAAGCACGAAGTTCTGGCGTTGCTTCAGCCAAAGCAGCTTTAACTGCATTTTCTTGTGCAACGGCAGCAGCTCCACCACTTTGAAGTTTAGAAGTGTTGTCCATTGCAACAGGCGGCACAGCTTCCATTTGCACGTTAGGCTTTTTCAAACCGCCAAACTGTGCTTCTAACTGATTAGATGCAACATCGGCAGCTTGACCAGCCAACTTACGCTCTGGTTTCATACCAAGAACTTCAGGCATGATGGGTGGCAATTTACTTGCTTCAAAAGCACTTTGCAAATCGCCCATGTATTCTTGGCCCTTTTCGGTGCGCGGCTGGTAGGTCATCTGACCCATCAAGTTTTTCGCTTGTTCTTCAGCAACTTGCATACCTTCTTTTGTCCCGTATTTACCAGAACGAAGGTTAGCAACAATGCCAGTGGCAGCGCCAAGAGGTGCAGCAATTGCGCCAGTTAAAGCACTTAAACCAACTTCACCAGCGCCAAGCAACGCATTGCCCAATTGAGGCAAAGGTTCTTGATTTGCTTGTTTTACTTTTGCAGTGGTCGGCTTGCCAACGTTTAGAAATGCAGCAACGTCAGGGTCTGACATATAGTCAGATGCTGGAGTTTCCGCATCAGGTTGAAGTTGTGGATTCTTTCCTGACATTGCGCTTTTCTTTGGTGCAATATCTTTTGTAGGAATCTGACTAACAGACGATTTGCCGCCCGTCAGAAATGCTGCAATGTCTGGGTCGGTATCGTATGCCATTAGAAGTCACCTTTTTCAAGACGCTTAATTGTCTCAGCTTTTTTAGCCAAGGCGCGGCGTTCTTCCTCGCTTGTCCCCTTCAACACCAACTGAATTTGGCCCTGCTTTTCAGCTGGAGACATATCAGAAGAATTGATGTTTTGAACCATAAAGATTCGCGGGTCGTAGTTTTCAGCCCATGATTGTTTAAAGTTACGAGCGTGGATTGGGCCGTTGTATGTTCCAGCCTTTTCGTAATACTTATTCAAACCAGAGTTGAATTTTTCCAAAGCGGTAGAAGTAGCATCAGCACGTTGAACAATTTGAGCCAAAGCACCTGCTGTAATGTTTTCACTACCGTTAGCAATAGCAACCACTTGACGCGCTTGGTCTGTGGCAGAACTTGCACCCATCAAAGCAGCTTGACGCATTTGGTTGTCAGCCAAGTTTTTAATCAATTCGTCAAGTTGTTCGCTACCAGCAATGAATTTCCCAGCAGAACGCAATGCCTGACCTGGTGCGCTACCAGCAGCAGCAGCAATGTTTTCTTTAATCTTGCGTGATGTTTGTTTTGCTTCTTGTGCAGCTTGAGCCAAACTTGTTGATTCTTTTTGAAGTGTTTGACCTTCTTCAAATCGAGCCGTTTGCTGTGTGTTCATCTGTGGAACGCCGCCAGAAGGAACTGGCATATCTTGACGCACAAGGCTTGATGATTGTGGAACGGCAGGAGCAGCAGGGCTTGCTGGAGCAGCAGGGGCGGCAGGAGCAGCGCCACCAGCACCAATTTGCTCAAGGCGACCAGATGCGGGAGCGTATTGGTATTTAACACCGTTGATTTCAACAGTGCCACCAGTTTGCATTGCTCGTTTTCCTTCAGGCGAAATTTGCGTGTCAACGATGTTGTTGATTGATTGACGCACAGCAGCAGGGTTCTTTTGAGCAACTTGAAACAGAGGGTTAAACACACCATCCACAGTTTCAGCAGGCAAGCCGTATGTAGTGGCGCGTTGCTTTGCTTCGTACAAAGCACCCATTACATCATTTGCGTCTTTGCTTTTCAATCGTGGGTCGTTCAACACACCGCCAGCCAAGCCATACAAGGTGCTTGTTTGCTTTTCATTCAAGCCAAGTTCAGCAGTGCCAGTTTGTGCCGTTTGTTGACGCACAGCCAATGGGTTCATTTGTTTAGCTTGAGCAATCTCCATCTGTGCTTTTTGCAAAGCCAAAGGGTTTAATTGTTCTGCTTGTTGGAACGCTTGAGCGCCGCGAGCCGTGTTAATCAGGTCGCCAAGGCTTGTGCCTTGTTGAGCCGCAGGACCAAGGTTGGTGTTGAATTGATAATCTGCCATGATGTTTCCTTATCCTACGCGACCACTTTGGTTCAGCAATTGAGACAACATATAGGTGTTGCCAATGTTGCCAACCGTATTTGACAAAGCGTTGGCAGAACCAACTTGACCAGCCGCTTGAGCCGATGCGCTTCCAATGCCCAACTGAGTTGCAGCGTTTGTTGCGTTTGTGCCTGCGGCATTGGTAGCTGTTTGACCAGCTTGACCAATACCAGCAATACCAGCCAAAGTGTTGTAAATGTTGGAGCGTTGGTTTTGATAGTTAGTGAACGCGTTTTGATACGCATTGCCTGCGTAGTCTTGCGTGTACTTGTTCAAACCTTGCAAAGCATTGCCGCCCAAAGCGCCACCACCCATGTTTGCTGCACGTTGGTTAGCCATTTGGCCTTGTTGCAACATGAAGTCATAGTTTGGCGCAAGACCTTTTTGCAAGTCCGTAGCGTCAAACTGGTGGGTTAGGTAGCCAGAGCCTTCTGCTGTCCCAGTTGGGTTACCAGCAGCGTCATAAGTTGTATATTGACCGCCACCAAGACCGCCAATTTGATTTAAAGCGCCATAACCAGCAGTGCGATAAGGCGCTTGCTGTTGGTTAATGGTGTTAAACATTTCGCCCTGCAATGCTGTTGCATCTCTTGCAGCGGCAGATTGAATGTTTGCAGCTTTCTTTGCGGCATCGGCTTGCAACAAACCTGTTATGGCTTGACCGCCAGCCATGTAAGGCAGCATTGCAGACAAACCTGAACTGGCAGCAGGCGTAACGCTAGAAAGAGCCGCAGGAACAGCGCTGTAACCACCACCAAGCGTCATGCTGTTTGGAGAACCGCCAACACCACCAAGGTCAATGCCGCTTAAAGCCTCGCCGCCTGAAGCAGCTTCTGCTGCTCCAAGTTGACCAAGTGATGTACCAGTTACAGCGCCAGCAGAAACAGGGGATGTTACAGCCCCAAGTTCGCCAAGAGGCGTTCCAACCACAGAGCCTTGTGTTACTGGACTTGCTATGGCTCCAGAGTTTGCAACGGCTTCACCGCCACCAGTAAAACCAGCAGCTTCGCCAATTTGCCCATAGTTAGACAAATTGCCTTGATAACCGCCAGTAGCACCAGCGGCAAGGTTTGCCAATCTGCCAGTGTCGCTGTTTAGAATTTCTTGTGCGCCATCGTTAACTAGCTGTGACGTAATCAAGCTAGAGCCAGGCAGATAGTAGTTGCCAGCAATTACAGCGGCAGCAACTAGCGGGTCGCGCACATCCATGTAAACGTCATCAACGCCTTCAACAACGTCACCAACAATGTCGCCAACGCCTTCAATCGCATCAGTAACAATTGAAAGTGGATTTCCACCGCCATGCAGCGTCATTCTGCCGCCAATAGGCTTGAAAGCATTGATTGGCAGTTCACCGAAAAAAGCGTTGTATCTCATAATTTATGCTCCACCAGAATGTAACGCTGACTGAAACCCAATCTGCGCCACAGCCTTGCTACTGATTCTCTCACACCACCTTGTATTTTAGTCGCACCATGCGCCTTCAAGATAGCCTGAAATTGATTAAAAGTGTCTGAATTCGTGATGTTTTTCCCGCCTATCGCAGTAATAAACGCCACACGGTCATTTGGCATATTTGTGAACTGAACTGCAATCACGCCCAACATAGTCTGTTCGTCAAAAACCCCTAGCGTCAGCCATTGGCCTGAAGACAGATAAACCTTAACTTGGTCAACGGTGAAATCTCCACCAGAATGAGCCAATGAATCCTCAATAAAAGGCGCAATCCCCTGCCATCTTTGTGCAATCTGGTCAGTAGGTATGCGTAGAATTTTCATTCAAGGATTGTAATAAGGAACTTTGTAAGGCTTGCCGTTCACGGTCACATTTATGAACCCAACAGGATTAGCAGGTAGGGTCGGGCCACTTACCTCGGTATTCGCTGTCGTTGCCGAGGAAAAGTTCAACAGATTCAGAAAGAATTGTTGCCATGCCCTTGTCGGTCTTTTTGTCCCACCATCCAAGAACTCACTCTGTGGATATGGGTTAACTTGCGGAGAGCTATAAAGTCCGTTGGACATTAGTTTTCTCCCACACTAGCTTTTAGGTTTGCAGCAATGATGACAACGTTCACAGGGTCTGTAATTGACACCTCAAACACTCGGTCACGGGCTTGACCCAATCTGCGCCAAATAGCACGATTGCGATATTTACCCATCTTGCCAATGCTCACCCAATATTCTTTTGACCATGTAGAACCGCCGTCATTAGACCAGCGCAGCATTGCTTGCGGGTTGGTCGTTGTGACAGTGTTGTTCAAAGCGGCTTGTTGACCAATCACAAATGTTTGGAATGGGCCAATCGTAAAAGTGGCATCAGGATAAATGATGTACGGTGAATTCAGATAAATGTCACCAGTAGGCTGAGACAAACCAGTTGTGCCAACGCCAGGCTGAAACTGAATCTGCAATTCGTCAAAGTATTGACGTTGGAAATCAGTTACAAAATGCGGTGCGCGGCGCAGTCTACGCACGTTTTGACCATTATCTGTATAGTTGTTTTTATCCAACTCATAGATGCGCCCGTTCTCATAGTCACCTACAAGCACCATGCCTTGAAAGTTAGCACAGCAATTACCGCGATGACGCTGGTAAGAATTGTCGTTAGCCGTGTAAAGCCACTTGTGCCACATCTCAGTCGTGGAATCGTAAGCCCATGTAAGGTTCAGCGTTGGGAACGTGACCACATAGACCTCATGGCCTTCAAGCTGATATGTCCAAGCAATAGCATCATCAACATATTGGTTAGTCAGCGTGTTTTCAACTGCGTGTGTAGAAATACGTTTCGGCAGATAGCCGTTCATTTGCATGATTTGCGCTTGACCACGGTTATTTCGCGAAACGTAAGCAAACGAGTTGCCTAATCGAGCCAATGAGAAAGGCGCAGCAATACCGTGTTGGGTTGATGTGCCAGGGATGCGCTGGAACGGGAATGGCACAGCTCCAACGTCAGTCCACACTTCCGAGGAAATCTCACCCAACAAATACACTTCACGGTGGTCAACAATCAAAGCCACCAAATCGTCAGGAGCGCCATCTTTTAGCGAGTAGCTAGTCTGTGGCGATATTGGCGACAAAAGGTCAGTAGCGCCCCACTGTTGGGTTGTAGGGTTGTTGTAAACAATGTAGTTGTCCATTACGTCAACGGTGTTTGCACCGCTAAACGCGCCATCCGTAGAAGGCAAAACAGAGAAGTTAATGGCATACATTGTTACGCCAACAGCAACGGTACTTGCAACGCTTACCGTGTAAGTTCCGATGCCGCCAGTACCCGTACCCAACGCAGTCACCACAGTGTCTGCTGTAACGCCAACGCCCTGAATAGTCTGACCAAGGTAGATTGTTCCCGTGGCAACAGAAGCAACAGTCATTGTCGTGCCAGCAATCGTTGCCGTAAATGTTGCACCTGTCGCAGTTGAGTTCAAACTAGCAGCAGCAACAGTTTGCGACACGTTAATTGTGTATGTGCCTGTTCCACCAGTGCCAGTACCCAAAGCGGTAATGACAGTTTCGTCAGCAACGCCAACGCCATACAACGATTGGCCCACAGCAATAGTGCCGCTAGAAACGCTTGTTACCGTCAAGGTAGTGGTAGACACAGAACCAGTAAACACAGCGTTGGCAGGGCTAGAAATGCGCCATGTGTAGCGATAAGCACCGTCTACCAAGTAAACGTTCACGCCGTTATCGGTAATTCGCACCTGACCAGCAGATGAATTCAGCACACCAATAACAGAAGGCACTAAGTCAGAAGTCAGCGCGTAAACATACGGGCCAGACACAACGACCATTTGTGAGCCACCAGAAACGGTGTGCATCCCACGGACTTCTTGAGTATTAGGCAAAACTGCCTTCAAGGTAAGTCCAGGCGTAGGATAAAGAGCCACAACGCCGTTAGCGGGTGGCTGCTTTAGCGGGTCAATCTCAGGAAAGAAATTGATGCACTCTTGAGCATCTTGATAAATGCTCGGTGCTTCGTATGAGGGGCCGACAAATCCAAAATCAGGCATTTTTATTCTTTCTGAACGTACGATTTTCCAGCAAGAAGCGTTTTGATTGATGGCAAGCTGATTTCGTAGTCAATAGCAAGTTGCCTTGCAGAAACCCCATTCCGTCTTTTTTCACGAATCTCTGTTGCTTGTTCCATTGTAAGTTTGCAACGTGGCCCTTTGCCACCAGAAAAGTCTGGCGAACGACCTTTTGCAGCTTTATCAGCCATGTTGTCAGCATGAGTTCCAACAAACAAATGACTTGGATTGCAACAGCATGGATTGTCGCACTTATGCAACAAAAATCCAGTTTCTTCTGTACTTGCTGGCGCACGCCATTCAATGACATTTGGAAATGCCAAAGAATATATAACTCTATGCGCGTAGTAAGAATAGTCATTTATTTGAACTCTGCCGTATCCATTTTTTAACAAACCTTTCCAAGGCCAACATTCATTTTCACTACGTTTATCAACTTTGCTCCACAAAACCTCAGGTGTATTTGCTGGCCTTCCAGCTTTTCCAAACACAAAACCTTCTTTTTTCTTTTTGTGATATTCGCGTTGATAATGTCTTTGCTTTTCGAGTTTGTCCATGACTGCTCCTTTTAAAAGAGCAATCATAACATAAAACCATACTTAGATGAAACCCCCGCTAAGTATCCAACCAGCATCCTTACTGCGCCCTGTAAGCAACGCATCAGGGTAGCGAGCGACTTGAAGCGGCGACATATTTGTGCGCTTCAGCGTTGCTTTTGATTGCGCTGCAAACTGGGTAATCATTGCAATCTGTGTTTGAGATGCTTTGCCATACATAGGCATCAAACGCTCGGCAAGACACCAACGCAAAGCCATGTTGTAGCCTTGTGGTAAGACGACCTCTTCATACAAGCTGCCGTAGCGCGTAAACAAAGTGTTAGCAAACAAGTGCATCTCACCCTGTGAAGGGTTAGGCCACACAAACAAATTTCCAGAATCAGCGTTAGGGTTGTAGTAAACCGCTTTAGGCCAAGGACCATTCAGGGTTTTCAAACCAATCATTTGATAGTCAGACAAAGCCAACACAGCAACTGGGTAATCCAAACCACCGCCTTGAATTGGCTCACCGTTTGACGTAGTGTTCACGCGAACAAATGCCGAATCAATGTTCAAAGGCTTTTGGTAGTTGGCTGTAATCGTTGTCGCAGCCACATTTTGTGGGATGCTAACGCGATAAGTACCAGCTTCAATGACGTTACCACCACCGCCTGTGATACCCAAAGTGATTGTTGTGCCAGGCAAGATGCCGCCACCACTCAGCGTTTGACCTTGAGCCACAGCGCCTGAGTTGACGCTAGTGACAGTCAGAATGTCGCCAGAAATCGAGCCTTCAAAAGAAGCGCCAATAAAGTTGGTGGTTTGCGGAAATGGGCCTAGGCTGTATTGAACTTGACCTGAAATCACAGGAAAAATGATTTCGGTGACGTTGAACACCATCATGTTTTCGTTTGACCACTGGTCAATCATGTCGTTCAACATATCAAACGCGTCTTGTGCTGCGTCTGGTGTTGGCGTTTCGCCCGCCTCCAATGCACCGATATCTTTCAATGCTCGGCTAATGATATCAATCGGCTTTGTGGTCATGTTTTACCTTACAGGTCTGGTGTGAAGGTCTGCGGCAACCAAGGGGCTGGCACAGGCTTCTTTGACAGCGTTTCTAGCTGTTCTGCTAGGCGTGATTTTATGACATTCTTACCGTCTACAACAGAAGAATCTTCAATCCACTTAGCAATCATTTCTTCTGTCACTTCAGCAAAAGGCACATCACCCGCTTCTGGAAAAGACCAATAGCCTTCTGTTTCAACGGTGTTGTCGCCTTCAGTTGCAGCGCAGAAATATTTAGCCGATGTGATTGCTTCACCATCGGCGTAAATGTCTAGAATTTTCCAGACGTAGTTCATGCCGCCGCCTGTTGCAATGGGGTCAAGTCTTCCGTAGTCCAGAAGTCTTTAGCTAGCATGATGTTCAGATGCTCTTTGTTACGAGCCACTGTGTCAGCCCATTCAGCGTCTTCCATGCCTTCAGGTTGACCTGCGTTGATGAGGTTAACTGAGTCCATGCAAGCTGCGTAGTGCTTGGCGATTTGTTCTTGGGTTGTTAGTTCGTTCATGATTAGTTTCCTTAAGGGTGGGTTGCTTTGTATGCGTCAAACTCTGCTTTGAGTTCTTGGATGGCTGCTGTCAATGTGGCAACCAAGAAGCTGGTGTCAATGCTTTGATATTGAGCGTTACCTTCTTCATCAACAGCGTCTTTTTCACCTGTTACAGCTTGAGGACAGACTTCAGCTAATTCGTGAGCAATAAAGCCTTCACCGATTTCATCAGGGGCTAATTTCCATGTATAAGTGCAAGGTTTCAACGCAGCAACACGAGCAAGCGCACCTGACAACGGCTGCACGTTTTCTTTCAGACGGTAATCAGAAGTTGTGTTGTACGCAATAGCTGTTGTACCGTTTTGCGTAATAGAACCAATTACGCCTGAGTTGTAATACCAACTTGCGTACACAGATCCGCCTGCGGAGCCGCTTGCATGGCCAACAGCAAACGCGCCATTCCCCGCCGCGCTCCATGCAGGCTGATAGATAAAGCCAGATGCTATTGCTGAACCTGGTGTGACATTGCCAAGTCCAAAATTACCGTTACTGTCAATAACTTGCCGTGGATTCCCATCCCCATCAGACAGCACGATGTAGTTGTTTGCTGTGCGAATGTCTAAGCCGCCTTGGTTGCCGTCATAAGCACCAAGAATAGTGTTCTTAGAGCCTGTGGTAATTTGGCTTCCAGACTGATGGGCGCTTCCTGAACCGATAAAAGTATTACCTGCGCCAGTTGTAAGACTAGCTCCTGATACCCAACCAACACAGGTGTTGTAAGCTCCTGACATTCCTGACGCACCAGAACCAGCAACATAACCTACAAATGTGTTTCCAGCGCCTGTGGAGTTATAACCTGCTTGATAACCCACAACAGTGTTTTGTGAGGCTGTGGTGTTGTTTGCAAGCGCCGCACTTCCCACAGCCACGTTGTTATTACCTGTAGTGTTTGAAGACATGGCAGACGGGACGGAGCCAGGACGATAGCCACCAACAGCCACGTTGTCTGTGCCTGTCGTGTTGTTATAAAGAACCTGTCCACCAATAGCGGTTAATCCTGCTCCAGTAGTGGTGCTATAAGCGGCTTGATAACCCAGAGCAGTATTTCCTGCGCCTGTTGTATTAGCAGACAAAGCACTAGCACCCACCGCAGTGTTGGTAGCTACTGCGCCAGCGCCTTTGCCGACTGTGAGACCATTAATGGTCGTAGCAGTTGCAACGTTAATGTTTGGCGTAGTGAGCGACAAGCTAGAAGCCAGCATAGTGCTAGAAACAGTACCTGTGTCGCCAGTAGTAACCATGGTTCCCGCAGTCGCAGGAACGTTAATGTTGAATGTCGATGCCGTGTTAGGGCCAACCAGATTAACCTGACCGCCTAAAGTTGCTTGAAATACTAAATTGCCCATGATTCTTCCTTATGGTGCGATGATTAACTGGCTGACCGTCAAAGCCCCCGTTGAAGGGTTGAATTTTAGCTTTGTTGATGATGTTTTTTCAGGCAAATTACCCGTGGTGCTTGTTACCCAAGTTGGATAAACAGTCGCATTAGTCGTTGTGTCGTCTGTAATTCCAACGTTTGTGGCATTAGTCGCTGACGTTGCGCTTGTCGCTGTGCTTGCGTTACCCGTTAAAGCGCCAACAAAAGTGGTTGATGTAACAGAAGTTAGGCCAGCAATAGTCGTTGCCGATGCCCCCAAGCTGATAGCCGTAGAGCCAACAGTAATGCTTGAGTTAGTCAACGCTGAATTAGGAATACTGGTCAAGCCAGCACCAGAACCGCTGAACTGAGTAGCCGTCAAAACGCCCGTAGATGGGTTAAATTGATACTTAGTGGAGCTAGTGTATTCAGTCGTTAAATTACCGCTTGTAGCGGCTGCAAACAGCGGATAGCGTGTGGCGTTTGTGGTCGTGTCGTCAGTTACGGTAGCGTAAGCCGTTGGAGTTGTCCAAGTAGGCGTTCCAGTGCCTTGTGAAGTCAAAACCTGACCGCTTGTTCCTGCTGCTGTGAATCCAGTAGCACCAACGCCTGATTGGTAAGGCACTGCTCCTGCAACGCCGCCAGCCAAGTTTGTAGCTGTACCAATTGAAATTGTGCTTGGAGCTACGTTTTTCCAACGAGATTGCCCACTGTCATAAGCCAACAAATCATTGTTTGTAGGGCTAACAATCTCAACGTCACCTTCATATTGACCGAGCTTGCCACCAAATGCAGGGCGAATAAACAATGAGCCAGTTGCACCAGCAGCAGCGTTTACAACAGCACAGACTTGAATCTTGGCATTTGGAGCGTCTGGAATTGTTTTGGTAAGACCGCCAGGTGTGGTTGGGTCATAGTACAAAATCTGCCCATCGACCCAAGCCTCTGCACCGCCTGTGGTGTTGATACCACGGACAAGACCAAAGTAAGTGACGTATCCCCATTGATTATTGGCAATGTCTTCTGTGGCAACGCCCATCACATAAGAGGCAGTTTCGGCTGTTAATCCGCTTGCTGGAGCGCCTCTAAGTGCGCCAGAACCGCCAACAGTGCCAGTAAACATCACAACTTGGCCTTCTGTAATTGCAGAAGAAGCCCTGATGCGGTAATACATTTCTTCGCCAATTTGGAGCGTGGCATTAGAGCCTTCCATGCCCAAATTAAGCGTTTTATTACCGTCTGTGTTGTCCCACCACAAACGACCTGTTGCGCGGGTAACAGTTGCAGCCGTATCAAATTGGATGTAATCAGTTTCTAGCTGAGTAAGCCCAGAGATCGTGCCGCCTGTGATTGCAACGTTGTTGGCGTTTTGGGTTGACATAGTGCCAAGCCCTGTGATCGCCGTGTTTGGAATGGTTGTGGATGCACTTACCGCGCTTGTGTCGTTGCCGTACAGATAACCAGTAAGACCAAGCGTTTTGAGCGTACCAAGGGCAGCAGAACCGCCTGTGATAGCCACGTTGCTTGCGTCTTGCGTTGACATTGTTCCCAAACCAGTAATGTCTGTGTTTGGAATTGTTGAAGACGCAGAAAAAGCAGATGTGCCGTTACCTTTGACGTAACCAGTTAGCGTTGTTGCGCCTGTGCCGCCATAGGAAACAGAGATTGTGCTTGCTTGCCATGTGCCAGTTGAAACTGTGCCAACGCCAGTAATTCCTGTGTAAGAACCAGACAATCGAGCTGAATCAATCGTTCCCGATGTGATTTGCGTGCCAGCAATAGCAATGTCTTGATCTGTCAGGCTGGTCAATTGACCTTGAGCGTTGACAGTAGCCGTGACAGTCTTAGATGCAGAACCTTTGGTTGCTGCGGTCACGCCAGTGTTTGTGATGCTAAACGTATTTGCAGCAAGGCTCAAACCTGTGCCAGCATAATAAGTCGCAGAGCCTGAGAACTGAACCCAAGGCATTGCAGTAACGCCAATTGTTCCAGTATCAGAAGCCGTACAAACCCAACCAGTTTGGGCTTGGGCGCCATTCAAGATGACGGTGTAAGCGCCTGGCACTTCTGACCACACATCCATGTCGGTGGCGCGTGTCCAAGCACTTGAATTAGCAATGTAAATGCCGTTTTCAGACGATGTGCTTTGATTCTTAACCAATACCCTGTCACCAGCCAATGTGGTGTAGGTGTCAATGGTCTGAAGCCCTGAAAGCGTGATGTTTGCTGTTGTCGAGCATTTCACAGCTTGCTTGGGGTTTAGCCCTTGAGCAATTGAATCAACATATAGCTTATTGGCAATGTCTGTGTTGCCAACAGGCGCAGTTGAAATTGTGCCTGTGGTAGTGCTTACGTTAGTAAACACACCAGTTGAAGGCGTAACAGCCCCAATAGTCGTGCTATTGATTGTGCTATTGGTGATGTTCAACCCAGATTGGTCTGGATTCACAGTCGCATAAAACGGCTGCCCCTGACCAATGAAGGTTTGAAATTCACCGTCAACCGAAAAATATGCCTGAACAGGCAGTAAATTTTGGTTTTCGGATTCGGCGGGTTCAGCCATCAAATCACCTTAGAAAGCGATTGGTGTAACGTAAACGATAGAAGGACCAGCAGCGGAACCAATCATTCGCACATAAGTGGGAGTAGTTGGAACGGCAAACATGATTGCATCATTCATTGAAGGTGGCAACACAAAGTCACCTGTGTTTGTACCGCTAACAGGCAGCACAGGAGCGCCGACACCAGTAGGGCCAAACTTCACAGCAACGCTTGTTGCGCCAGTGTTAATCAAGGAAACGAAGTTACATTGAATGTTTGGGTCGTTGTTGACCAAGCGTTCTGTCGTAGCGGTTGCGCCAGCAGAGACTGCCACTGTGGGTCCAACCACACGGAAAGGAGTAGACATAAATTTTCCTTTGCAAAGATGGGCTGATTTTACCTATTTCGCAGGTAATTTCCTAGATGCCCTTGAAAGATTTTATAGCCAATATGTCCCATGGCGATTTCAGGGTCAATCCACACCTGACCACCAATGTTGCGCCAGCGGATGCAGAAACTGTAATCTTCACCCCATTTGTAACCGTCTTCAAACACATGGTCAAACAAAGGGTAGAACTGTTTGTCACGCTCTGAGGTGTAAAAATGACGTTCAGGGTATTCAGCAATCATGCGTTCAATGCAATTACGGCTGATTTTCATAAACCCTGTTGGCACTGACTTTACTTCCAAAAGCCCTGTTTCTGGGTCTGCCCACAGTTCTTTCTTGTCAAGGTAATGCAATTGGTAATTGATCGGGTCACGGCGACCAGGGTAGATGCCAGCCACCAAATCAACAGGAGCGTCAACTAGCTTGAGCAAAGCGCCAGCCTGCCAAGTCACATCCGAATCTACAAAAATCAATTGGTCGCAGTCTGATTCCCAAAAGCGTGTGGCAATGATGCCTCGGCTGTCAGCAATTAGCGCATTACCAATGTCGTCAACTAACGTGTAACGGTCGCCCCTTTTGACCAGTTCCAATGTATCGTTGAGCAAGGAACGCATTGTTCCCATGTGAACCGTTCCCGTGTAAGCAGGAATGGCAATCATTATGTGTTTCATTCTTTTTCCTTCTCAAAAAGAAACGCCACCCGATTTTACTCAGGTGGCGTAAAAGCAACTGCTTAAAACTTAGGCTGTGATGCCAATGTTTTGCAGAGCAGTGATGATAGCGTTGGTTGCTGCAACGAATTCAGCAGTTGATGGGCCTGCGGTCAATGCTGTGATTGCGCCTGCTTGAACAACTGGAGTTTCGCCGTAAAAACCAACTTTACCGCCAGCCAAAGCAATGAGCGAGCCATCGGCTGCGCCACCATTGAGCAAATAAACTGGGGTTTGGGTTGATGCTGGTCCTGGATTAGACATGATATTTCCTTAAAAAGAGTTTTAAAAAACGGGGGTGTTTAGCCCCCATTCTCAATTAGCTGGCAACGCGGCAAGCCAATTCAGGGTACAGAGGAGCCCAACCATACAACACATCCAAACGAGTTGGGATGCTGTCGTTGTTGATCGTGTACTGACGCACAACGCGCATTGACAAACCAATTTCCTTGTCGCTTGCACGACCAGCAAAATGCACGCCTTCTGGCAATTCCAAATCGGCTACTGCCAAAGTGAAAGCGTTTTTGTGCATGATGATGTTCTGAGCAGACACCACACCAGTTTTGTTGAACTGGGTCACGGCAGCAGTGCTAGAAGTAGTTGGGATAGTCACGTTCTGGAATTGACCAGCAGTGATAACGGCAGGCGACACAACCACGTTGGCAGACGAACCAGAGCTGATTGCAACGGTTGTTTTCACAACGAAGTTACGCAGCTTGTTCGAGCCGTAGGCTTGACGGTTCTGTGGGTTGACAGCGTAAACGCCATCAATAGTGAACACGTCACCAGCGTTCAAGTTGATGATACCTGTGTTGGCGGCAGTCATGCTGATAGTGGAGCTAGAAGCCCAACCAGAAGTCAAGAAGCCAGTGCCAGTTGTGGTGTTCACAGAAGCGGTCACGGTGTCGGTGCTGTTGTCACCGAAAGTTTGTGCCACAACGTTCTGGTCCAGTTTCCAGTTCATACCACCAGAATCACGGCCCATCAAACCTTTACGGTATTGAGATGCAATGGCTTCTTGAGGAACGAACAAACCTTTCAAGCTGTTCACGATGGAAGCAGATGTGAAGGGTTCAACGATACATGAACGGCGACCGTCACGTGGTGCGCCTTCGCTGTCGAGATAAGCGCCAGCGGTCAAGTAGGTCAGGAGTTCAGTAGGAACAACGCCAGCAGTGCCAACGATGTTGGCAGTTTGAGCCACAGCCATAGCCATACCGTCACGGTCAATCTTGTTGGCGATTGCAGCGATTGCAGGCTTCAACACGCGGTCGCTAAACATATCCAAGGACAAAGCCAAGTCTTGTGTAGTGAACTGTGTGTCAACGTGGAACTGTGTTGACAAGGTAACAGGCACTGAAGTCTCGTTGAAGTCTTCAACGTTCAGAGCAGGGCCAGTAGTACCGATGAAACGACCAGGCTTGCGAACGTTCACGGTGTTACCGATTTTTGCGCCCACGACAGCGAATTGGTCGTCATAGTTGCGGTCAACTTCAGAAGTGAAGGTCAACTCGTTTTCCAAGACCATCAACGCTTCGTTGGTGATCTTGCTAATGGTCAATAAATTGTTTGACATTTTTTGCTTTCAAAAAGATTAGGTTTACCGAATTTTTCCCGCTTTGCGAAGTTCTTTCCACTGCGCTGCTGTACCAAAGAAGACCCCATTGGAATCTAGTGGCACATCAGGTGTGTTCTTACCCCCGCGAATCGGTTGAATCGGTGCTGGTGCTTTACTTCTAACAATAGGGGCTGGCTTCTCTGCTTCGGGTTTTGCCTCGAAACGAGCTTCCAACTTCCCAATCTCTCGCAACGCTTGCTTTGGCGACAAACCAGCGATTTTCTTAGCGACTTCATCGTTCTCAGCTAGGTGATATAGGATTTGTGGACCTACTTCACTCTCCAGAATAGCGTCACGAATGTCGTCATTTACGACCACATCGCTTGACGCAACAATGTCATCAAAATCAGGCAGTGAGGATTTAGCTGCTTCCACCTTTGCAGTCCATTGGTTAATAACCTTCTGGCGTTGCTCGGCTTCTTTGGCTTGTGCCTCTTGCTGCTTCATTTCACCAATTCGTTTGTCTGCCGTGTACTCTGCAAGAGCCTCGGCGTATTCAAACGCATCGCTGAACTGACTGGGTTGCGGCTTTTCGTCAACTGGGTTAGCTTTTTGAGGCTGACCACGGTTTTCTAAAGCTGCCAAACGCTGTTCTAGAGCTTGCCTTGCTTCACGTTCTTGTTGCGCTTCTTTACGCGCTTCTTCACGTTGCTTGGTAATCTCAGAAAAACGGCGCTCAAGTTTAGGATTTTGCTTGCGCTCACCCTCTTGTTTTGCTTCGGCTTCTGCTTCTTCAGGTTCACTCTGTTCAACTGCTTCTGTCGGCTCCGATTTCTCGGCCTCGGCAGGAGCTGGTGATTCAGCTAAACCTAATCTGTTTGCATAAAATTCCGCTGCGTTGTCGCTGGTCAAAACTTGACCTGCTTCTTTTTCAGACATTACGTTGTCACTCCGAATTTTCCCCGTCTACCTGACGGGTAAGGTTGTGGTTAATCTACCACAGAATCGTTTAAAAATCAAATTGCCCGTTCAGTTGTTTCTGCACTAGCGGCTTTTAAAGCCAACTTGTCCATTGTCGCCAAACGAATAGCAATTTCAGCCTTCATGCGTTCAATCTCAAGCTGTGTTTGTGTCTTCAAGACAGTTTCTTGCGCTTGAGCATCCACCTTCATCTTCATGTCGGCGTGGTCATGGGCATCTTGAAGCTCAATTTGATGCGCTTTGTTAGTTTCTTTAATCAACACGCGCTTGGTTTCGCCTTCTTGACGCATTTGCTCAACGTCAGAACGGTTCTTCAGCATCAACTGCATAGATTGAAGCTGTTGTTGCAGTTCTTCCACTTGTTTCTTGCCTTGTGCCAATTGCATTTGAACTTGTGGCGGGATTTCGCTGTGTTCGTCAATCTGAGCCAATGGGTTAGAAGCAGCCAAGCGGTCAGCAATAACGTCAGCACCAGGCCAATCCATGTTGCGGAACACCAAATCGCCGCAAGTTTTCATCAGGCTTGGGTCAGCAGCCAAGATTGGCAGCATTGAATCAACGGCTTCTTGGCGCTTGCTGTTGTAGCCAGGGCCAGTGTCCATCACCACGTCATATTGACCAACGGTCATGTCGTTCAACACGCGACCAACGGAATCAATTTGGTTTACGGTCAACAATTCAGGTTTGCCGTCATCGCCAATGATTCGCATCACACGCTCGGTGTCGTAAATCTTTGGCAACAAGTCCAGAATAATCGTGCCGCAATGGGAAATTGAGCGCGTCAGGTTGTCGTAATAGTCGTAGTTTGTCAGGTCAACTTGTTGTTGCTGACCGTTCAAAGCCTTGCCTGAGATGTTGCCTTGCTTCAGTTGTGCAGGGTCAAACACGCCCATGATTGACTTAATGTCATCATCCACACCAGCAGCAGCAGCCATGATGCCAGCTTGCGGCGGCTCTGGTTGCAGACGTTGTGGCACAGGTGCAGGGCGACCATCAATGTCAGTCTGCTTGTAGCGCAACAGCGGGAAAGACTTAATGTTGGCGTTTGCCCAATCGTTTTCGTGGCCTTCGTCTTGACCTTCAGCAATCAACCACTTGGCCTTTGGAGCCAGTGCAACGCCTTCGGTAATAGAAGTCTGCCAGAAGTTATACATACGCTGTGGGTCTTTGGCATAACGAATCATGCCGAACTTCTTGCGCTTGTCACCAATCACGATGTGACGACCATAGACAGGAATGATTGGGATGTACTTACCAGCCCAAGTGCCTTCTTCAATAATATCAATTGCAGTTAGCTTGCAATACTTGATCGTTTTCTTGTACGAATCACGCTTATCAACCACCACAATGCCAGCACTTGCAAGACGAGCAAAGAAATCTTTGTCTTCAGCAAAGGTGCTTGAACCATCGCTCAATTGATACAAAGTGGCTTTCTCGCGCACTGTGTAGAAGTATTCAGCAAGGCGAATGTCCTCTTTGGTAATCCATTCAGACTGACTGTCACCAGTGCCACGTTGGGTGAAAGACGTACCGCCATCAACCGATGCGTCAGGATAGAGCTTAGAAAACTCTTTCTTTGGCATCATTGTTGTAATCAAGCAACGGTCAGCGTCAGAGCCATCAGGAGCCACAGAATTAGGGTCGAAATAGACAGTGAACGGATTATCAATAGGGTCAATGTAAATTTCTTGCTCAAATGAATCTTCCGAAACGTAATCTGTACGAACACGGAAATAGCCCCAACCCATGCGAACAGCGTATTCAAATGCGTTGTCGTAAGCGTGGTCGGCATTGGAATTGTTCTCAATGTGGCGCACGATGCCTTGAATGGTCTGAGCGTCAACCATGTCTTCATGCGTGTTCATTGCATGAACTTTGATGCGTGGGCGTTGCTGGCGCTGTTGGTTACAGACTTGGCGGCAATAGTTATCCACCTTGTTGACCGTAATGACAGGGCGCGATTCCAGATTGCGTGAGTTTTGCAACTCCACGGGCCATTGGTCGCCACCACCAAATTTAAGGTCTTCAAGCGCCTCTTGGCGGTTCATCGTGTCGGCATCGTTTGCCAATTTCAAGAATTCAATTGCTTCTTGAATCCGTGGGTCGTAATCATCTGCCATATATGTCCTAGGTTGACAAGTTTGCCAATTTTAGCCCATCCAGCTATTTGCGCCACCGTAATTTTGCACTGGTCGAGCCTGTCTTCGTTGTTTTGGTTCGTTAATCATCAAACCAATGTAGCGGAACGCGTCAGCGCCGTGGCTGTAATTGTCATGCACTGGCGTTTTGCTAAATTGCTTGGTGTCTGGGTCAACATCGTAACGGTAATGTCGCAAGCATTGCAATCCATCGTGGCAATTGTCACGGTCAAACCAGCAGTTTCTGAAGATTGTTCGGGCAGCGTTGATACTGTCCAAAATAGGCGTTCTTGGGATGATGCGGGTTTTGTAGCCAGCAGCCCTGACAATTTCTTCAATGCTGCGACCATTGCCTGCCAAAGTCTTGTTCTCAGCGTCATGCGGTAGCCACAGCGTGTCATAGATATATCCAAAGGTCTGCATCTTGGCTAAATAGTCGCTCATGGTCTGCTGATTGCCTTCCATGTACCGAATCAAGCGGGTTTCCATACCCACAAACTGCAAGAACCAAATAGCCGTAGCGTCAGACCAACCCAAGTCAAAGATGGCGTGAACAGGCTTTGTGGGGTCATAGTTGACCTTGGTGATACGCCCATCCAACTCAGCCACTTGCATTTCACGGGCAAACACAGCGCCATCAACTGTCTGACGGCACAAACCTTCCCAGACAACGTTATAGGCTTGCGGGTCACGAGCTTTTAGCTGGTCCTTCTCAAGTCTGAGCGTTTCAGGAAACCAAGGGTTATCCGACCAGTTAATCTTGACCACGATACAGTCATCAGGCGGGTGAAGCACAAACCGCTGATAAGTTTCGTCACTTTCCAACTCGGGGTTAAACGTAATCCAAATCTCTGAGCCAGGCTTGCGAATGGTTGGGATAAGCACGTTCCAGCTTAAACGGCTGGTTGTCTGCGCTTCTTCAACCCAACAAATGTCCACACCTTCGTAAGATTTGACGTTTGCCACGTTGTTCTTGAGGCCAACAAAGCTGAATTCTGAGCCGTTTTTGCCACGGATGCTGGTTTGGGTGATTTCGTAGAACGAACCTAACCCTAGGGATTCAATCTGGTCGCACAGCAGCTTGTGAACCGAATCTTTGATAGAAGTCTGAAACTCACGGGCGCAAAGGATGCGCAGCTGGTTCTTGGCGGCTTTAATCAGCAACGCCCTAGCAACACCCCATGACTTAGCGCCACCGCGACCACCGTACAAAACTTTGTAGCGTGACTTCTCAAACAAGCATTGGAGCTTGATTGGAAACTCAGCATTAGCAATGGCGGTGTTGACTTCTGACATTTGTTCCTTTTAAGTTGTTGGTGTCGGAGTAGCCATCTCCGAGGTGGGATTATCCAAGTTTCCCAACCCTCTTGACAGGGTAATGGCGGCTAACCATTGAAACACCAACACGACTGAGGACTGCTATGCACTCATAGGGGCTTGCGCCTTGCTGAGTCTGGGTACGGCAATCCTCATGCGTTTTGGCTCCTCAAGGTGGGGTCGAACCACCGACACACGGATTAACAGTCCGTTGCTCTGCCAACTGAGCTATTGAGGAATTATTCTTCTTGCGGTTTCACAAACGTCACGTTAATACCAGAAAGCAAAGGCGCTCCATCAGCACCCGTGATCTCAGTCTTCGTGCTTTCACGGTACTTCTTAGGGAATCGTGCAGCCATAGAACGCGACCAAAGGCCAGTGTTCAACTTAGCTGCATCCTTGTGTTCCAGCATATAGGATTGTGCTTGGTCTTCCCACCATGCAAGCTCTAATTCCTTCGCCAATTCCAAGGCGTGCTGAAATTCCTCATGAGTATCACGCCATGAGAACAAAGTTCTAGTTCCAACACCAATTATTGCGCCTATTTGCTCAACAGATTTACCAATGCGCCCCAATGCAATGACTTCATCGCACATAGCGGGGTCATACAATGTTGGTCTACCTACGGGGCGTTTTTCGGTTGTTTCTGTCATGTTATTCAGCTTGTGCTGCCTCTGGTGCTTCTTGCTTTTCCAACTCAGCCAACTGCCAGCGGCATTGCTCCAAAGCGCCGTTAATCATGTGCAGGTTGACTTCCATTTGCTTGCCTTGCGCCATCAGTTCTTCCATGCGCTTTTGAATTTGCTCTTTCATTTATCTTCTCCAGTTACTACGGTTGATTGTTTGTTAAGTCGTGGGCGCTTCTTGGGGTCTTTTTCTTCAAGCATCTTGCCTAGCTTCCACAAAAGCCATTGAATCTTACGCTTGAGCATTGGTTTCCCCAAAATAAGCCAACAGGTCAATGTCTTCGTTAAGGTTCTTAAAACGCTCCTCAAACGAATACAGAATGCCTTTATACAGGCTGACATAGTAGCGGTTGCCGTTCTTTTTGTAGAACTCCAACTGCTTCTTGGCTATGCCGTAAGCCAGCGCCAGCGTGTAAATGTTCTCTTTGACTATCATTCTTCAACAAAACAAATGTCTTGCCAGCTCATTTTCAAGCATTGGTCTTCACCTAGCTTCAATGGCTCAAACTTCAAATATTCGTCTTTGGCTGTGTTCGCTACCGTACCAAAGTGGACTTTATCGCCCATCTTTAGCCCCTGGCGCATAGCATCGTCACCCAAGGCGACAACGTGGCCTGTCGTTGGGTAGCCTTCTACCTTGCTCAAGTCCAGCACTTCAGACTTGAAACGTTGTTCAGGTTTGACAATGATTTTGTCTCGCAATGGCTTGATGTTCATGCCGCCACCTTTTTGGTGTACTTGCGTTTGGGCTTGTCTTCTGTCATCTCACGAACAGGCAATGCCAACATCTCAGGCACAGGCTCTGAGTAAGGCACAGGCGTGAATTCACCGCACCATTCATTTGGTGAACGGGTTTGGAATGTCGGATAACGCCGACAAGTACCAATAGCTTGACCACTATTACAAAAGTGGTCACAGCCTTTACAATGACGATCAACCATTTTCAAATCTCCTTATTTGATTTGGCTAGAAGCCCTTGCAGTTCCTTCTCAACTGCTTGGGCTTCGCTTTTTAGCGGTAAGCTGCTTTTTCTTTGACGTAGCAGATGCCAGCAGTACGACCAGTGTCGAACTTCTTGTCAGCGCCCACAGCGTCTTCTTTGCCCATAGCCACGCCACCGCGCAGACCTTCTTTACGCTCACCAGTACGGTCAGAAGAAGTTGCGCCCATTGGTGCTTTTGCGCCAGTAGTGCTAGGGATGCCTTTGTTTGAATCCATCTTACCCATGATTTTTCCTTTAGGAAGTTGTTTGGTAACTTTATGCCGTTGGTGGCACAATGTCAATGCAATTTTAACAGGAAATCCTATGCCTACCAATTTTAAAGTCTCTGGCGACATGAAATCCAAAAAGACCCCAACAGGTCATTACGAACCCATCAAAGAGCATCGCAACGAAATGAAGCGCATTGCGGCTTTGGAAAAAGAACTCAAGCGTCACGAGAAAATGCCAGCTTCTAAGGCTCACGGTTAAGCTCGTCAGGCCATTTGCCTTGGCCTTTTAGCTGTGCCACGGTCTTTTGATAGGCCATTTGCCACAACATTCGGCGCTGTTCCTTGTTGAGCCTTGCGCCTTGGTCTAGTTCTGTGTGGCATTTTTGACACAAAGCGGCTGTGAATTCGTCACTTGCCTTGATTCCCCTGCCTTTGCCGTGTTCAGCCCAATTACTGTGGGCGGCTTGGGTTTGGTCTTCTACATAGCAGTTTTGGCAAGGTAGGCTAGCTACGTTTTTAAGATGCTTTTTGCTTCTGAAGTAGTTGAACTTGGGAATCATCATAAAAAGCTGACCTGTTCTTGTTTTGGTTGTTCAATGAACATATCCACTTGTTTTCTGGCTTGTTCTATGCGTTTACAGGCAATGTCAAAGTATTTTGGCTCACGCTCTATGCCTATGAACTTACGACCCATCTGGATAGCAGCTACGCCTGTTGTGCCGCTTCCCATAAATGGGTCAAGGATTGTTTTAGGGTTGCTAAGCTGGTCAATGCTCCAAGTCATTACTTGAATTGGCTTTTGTGTTGGATGCTCAGAGCCAACAAGCGAAGACCTATTAACAACAATTGAACGCAAGGCTTTTTGTTCAGAAGTCCAAGCAAGTTCACCATCAGACATTGAAAGACCTTTTTGTCCTTTATCCCAATAAAGCCATCCCATTGTTGCTGGCAACATATCTGCAAAATAGTTTCCACCCCAAATAAGGCATTTGTCAGCAGATTTAAGCATTAAATCAAACAATTCTTTGCTAGGTCTGCCGTTATCCCATCCCAAATCTTCAAAATGTTTTCTTTTGTGTTTTTGGTTTTTTGTAAATGTTTCCTGTTGTCCAGCACGTGAAATTCCATAAGGCGGGTCAGTAATAACCGCATCCACTTTGTCTAAAGTAGGCAGAATGTCCATGCAGTCGCCTAAATACAGCGTTGCGTCACCGATTTGCACTTTCATACAATTTCTACCACATCTTTTCCGTGACTTTTAATGTAATTGGCAGTTCTACGAATCATCTTTTCGTAGTCTGACCGTGGGATGCTAATGCGCTGAAGGTCGTGAAACTCCCACACATCCTTAATTGCTTTGATTCCTGCGCCTGACAAGCCCATCTTTTTGGTGTCTTGGTAGCGTTTGGCGGCTTCTAGCATTGCATCTTGTGCAGCCTGGCAATACGGCAGCACTTCAGGACCAATGCCAGCTTTGCCCATTGTTTCGGCAATGTTGATAACGTCAGCTAGCCAGCGCCAATCTTCTGTCGTTCCCATGCCTTTGGTCATTGCGTCAATGGCTGAAAG